AATTCGTCTACTTGTTGAGACGAGAGAAGTTTACTGGCTTGGCGAGCCTTTTCATTGCTGTAGCCATAGTATTCCTTTATCACTTCCACGTCACTCAATTTTTCGGGTTTGACCCATTTAGAAAATCTTTTTTTCTTCCTAACAATATTTATAAGAAAGTCAAACTGAAGCCGGTTGTCAATGTGATGATTGATATTCATCTCATTTGCAAACAGCACAGTGTCCTGGAAGTAAGATAGTCCACGGTTTACCATAAAGGGTGCATATGCCTTTTCGGTAAGATCATCAACCATGATATTTGATTTACCATAATTAATGTCATTTAAAAAATCAAATGGGTTCATAATTTAGTTCCATAATTCCACAGTGACTGCCACCACGTTTAATATCAAATTCATACTCGGGTAGAACCAGAGAGGTGAATGTATTTATATTCCGAGTGCCCTTTTCACTGCCCACATAATCGTGGAATATAACTTTATTTTTTGGTTTTAAACGAACGAGTATCTCTTCACAGTCACCCCATCCGATATCGCCATCAATAAAGCACAAGTCAAATTCATATTCGTCCAATTCATGCCAGAATTGTTCACTTTCCATTCTATACCTATGGACATTGTTTAAACCAAAATATTCATAATTATCGTTTCGGTCTACAGTCCACACCTCAGACCCATTTGATGCCAATGCACAAGTACTCTTACCAGTACCTGTTCCAATCTCTAAGATCTTTTTTGCATCATGGCTTTCAAATAAAAGGAATTTAAAATCATCATCACTAATCATCAAAACCAACCAATCTTTATACCATTATGTACAATAATGAAAAAACAAGCAACCAAGTGAGTAACAACCCATATTGTCCTAAGAATAGCGGCAATGTCACTCTCACGGTTGTCACCAATTTTTGACCCAATTGTTTTAGCCCATATTCTCCAAACATTTTTCAACCGAACATCTCTACTCCGGAATCCTGGGATGGATACATTGCTGCCTCCAACCTTTCCTGAGTCATTTGCATGGTATCAAATTTATTAACATGGGTTGATCCCCAATAGACCTGTGGCACAACTTTGTGACCTCGGTCCTTTAGAAACTGTTTACCTTCAACAGAGTACTGAATATTAATTTCGTTATATTCATAACCCCATTCATCCAGTTTCTGTTTCATGATGTCACAGTATGGACATCTGGATTGGGTGTATAGATCAAATGAAATCGACATTGGCCATAACCTCCGTAAGACATGCAACTACGTTAAGTTCGTGATCAGCAACAAACGCATTTTTATATTGATAGTCTGCAAGGATTAGAACCAATTGCGGAATAGATTGTGGGGCAATCTTTTCTACTGCACGGTCATATATGGCCCTAAAAATTGCACTAGCATCTGTATCTATATTATTTGCCACCCAAGATCTCATTTTCTTGAAATCTTTTTGTTTCAGCATGGTAAACAATTCGTCATAATTGTCTGTTTTGGTATCAATGGTATCAATATTACCAGTGATTGATTTACGCTGAAGTTCATTAAGGACACGGCGCCAATCAGGGGCAAATTTCATAATGATTTCTGCCAGTGATTTTTTATTATATTCTACATTTTCTTTTTGCAGAATATCCTCGGCGCGGTCCATAAAGTTTTGGCAAAGACCAGGTAGTGCTTTTTTGGTTAGGGTAAAATCATAAACACCACACCGAGAGTGTAGTGGTTCAATGATACGATTTTTAAAGTTACAGGTTAGAATGAATCGGCAATTGTTTGCAAATTCTTCAATAAAGCCACGGAGGGCAGGTTGGGTTGATTGTGGATTTAGATAATCGGCCTCGTCAAGGATTACAACCTTGTAACCACCTTGTAAGGATACCGATGAAGCAAATTGTTTAATTTTACCACGTAGGGTATCAATGTTACCTTCCTCGGATCCATTGATTAGAATCCAATCAAGACCTAGTTCATTACATAGGGCTTTGGCAACAGTTGTTTTACCAACACCGGCAGTGCCAGTAAATAGCATATTTGGCATCTCACCACCAGATACAATACCCTGAAAGGTTTGTTCAAGTTCTGTTGGTAGGATACATTCAGCAATAGTTTTGGGACGATATTTTTCGACCCACAAAAAGTCATTAGACATTCACACACTCCATAATAAAAAGAAAATGTGGCCTTACCGTTGGACCACGCGGGTATATTAGGGTACCAACCCATCAGTATTTATCCTTCGTCTTCCGACTCCATCGCAGCTTCTTGTTCAATATTTTCAACAAGCTGGATGACCTGGATACACTGATCACGGAGACCACCAATGGTGGATAATTCCTCACCTTTAAACGCACCACGTTGTGTCATAGCATCGATGACGGCAACAGTAGATCGTGATGATTTACTTGCCAGTTCTGCAAGCTCTTTTACTGAATCAGACATTTTATACTCCAAATGTAGATGATTTTTCAAGCGCAATCCAATATTTCACATTGGTTTCTTTATTACTGAATTGCGATACAAGTTTCTGTGAAATCTGAACTTCGTAATCTCCCGGGAGAATTTTGAGATTGCCAATGCTCAGGATAAAGTTGAAAGTAGTACCTTCGGCATATTCACCATCAACATCAATGGAGTATGCATTCGAAGTCATATTTTCTGAATCCACCACGGATAGAGAAAGAATCCCATCCTTGGCAGAAATTGAAAGTTCATCATGACCAAGGGCAGACGCGGCCTTTTTCAGGCGGTTGAGTGTGTCATTGTCCAGTGTAAAGGACACATCTGCCGATGGCATGGTGATGCCTTTCTGTGGCGTGGTCAATGTTTCTTCAGATGAGTAGAAATATTTGACCTTTGATCTACCAGACGAATCAGAGATTACCACATACTCTTCTTCGAATTGTAGATTTGGGGTATCAACAAGGCCTAGGGCATTGATGAATTCATTGAGGTCGTAGATCCCAAAACGATTTGGAAACTCTTCGCCGACCACTGCAGTGGCCAAAACATTCTTGGCCTCTGAAATAGTTTTGATTGTGTTACCGGATTCGATCAAAATATTCTGGTTGATACCAGAGAAGTTCCGAAGTACCGATAGGGTATTTTCACTAAGTTCCATTATTGTCTCCGTGTAATAATATAGTTGCCATTATAACATAATGGTTGGTCAATGTAAACCATTTATTTAATCTTTGAGAAATTCTTTTCTTTGATAAATTCAATTTTTGCGGCAAACTTGTTGTCAAGAATCTCACCCTTGTGGGATATGACAAAGATGTTAGTATCCTCACCCAGAGTTTCCAAGATTTTCAATAGGTTTTCTACACCCTCACCATCCAGTGAGGAATCAAAAGTTTCATCCAGGATCAACAGATTGGTTGATACTGAATTTTTCATTTTGGCAATCTGTCTCCAAGTAAAGAGAAGTGCCAGGTCAATTCTTTGTTTCTCACCCTCAGAGAAAGAATCATATGAGAATGCATCACGGTGACGTGATCTAATAGTCTCACGGAATTCTTCATCAAGATCAAAGTGGACATAGAAATCCAACACTTGTAGGTATTGGTTAACCAATTGGTTCATCACTGGCAAATACTGCTTAATGATTTTAGTTTTAATGCCAGTATCTTTTAGCATCTCACCAATAGCAAGATTATATGAATATTTTTCATTCACTTCCATCTTGCTATTGGATAGATCTACAAGGGAGTCCTTAATTTCTTGTAGATCCTTATTTGCCTGAGCCAGGTCTGCCCCTACATCCTTTTCAAGGTAAGATGTGTACTCTTGAATTTGTTTCTGGAGCGAAGCAATCTCCCGGTTGTTCTCACCGAGTTGTGATACTTTAGATCGTAGTGACTGAAGTAAGTCGACAGTCTGGCCAAGCGCTTCTTCCACGGATGACCCTTCCGTTCCGACCTCACGACGTTCGGATTGTAAACTCGAGGCTTCTTGCTTCGCAGATTTGAGTATGTCATGTTTATGCGAGTCTGAGATGGCTTGGTCGCATGTGGGACAACTCTCATTCTTCTCAAAAAACATGGCACGTTTTGCAATTTCCTTAGACCTTGTCTGAAGATCTTGACCTCGGAGCATAAGGGCCTGGCGTTTATCATGTAAAGCCGACTGCCTTTCCTCGGTTTCTCGAATAGATTCATCGAGGCCCACGCTAAGCTCACTATTCTGAGCTTGTAGGACATCGATGTTATCCTTCGATTCATGTATCCTAGATTCATATTTTCTCCTATTCTCCTCAGTCAGAGTAGAGACATCAGCAATATATTTCTTTTGTGTGTCTACCTTATTCTTTGTGAGGTCAATATTGTAGGAGATTTCTCTTAGGTTTTCCTTAAGGGCATTTGTTTCCTCTTTTAAGAGTTGGTTCATTTTAGAGAATACACCAATATCCAATAGATCCTCAATCACATCTCTACGATGACCAGGTTGTAATTGCATAAATGGCACAAATGATGATGAGCCAAGTACAACAACCTGATGGAATGATTTATGGTTAATTTTAAGGATATTGGTTTCTAGGATTTTTTGGTATTCCTTGGCATGTGATGATTGGTTCATCAATGTGCCATTTTTCCAAATTTCAAAGATACCTGGTTTAATACCGCGCACTACTTTAAACTGAGCACTACCAATGGAAAATTCTACCTCGACCAAACAATCTTTATTATTGATCGAGTTTACTAGTTGTGGCTTGTTGATATTACGATGAGGTTTACCAAACAATGCAAATGCCAGAGCATCTAACATGGTGGATTTACCAGCACCATTTTGACCAACAATCAGAGTTGATGGACTACGAAGGTAGTCAATCTCTGTAAAGTTATTTCCTGTAGATAGGAAATTTTTATAACGAAGTTTTTGAAATAGTATCATGATGTAGTTTTATATATTACGCTCTTTGTGTAATGTGATGACATATATTGAATGGCTCTAATTGCCCCATAAAAATCAAATACACCCCTATCGGTAAAGGAATCAGGATCAATTAACACGATTGATCCATTATTTTGAACAATTAAATTTGAACCAGCAAAATCATTATGTATTGCAAAATGCTTTAGATTTTTTCCAAATTCAAAGCAATCGTTAAGCATATCCATAATCTGACTTGTTATGGCAATAATTTCCCTTGGTGAATTTTTTGTTCTCAAATATACATTTAAAGGAACACCATCCACATAATCCATAACAATTTTTGTTTTTGATACTTCATGTACCTTTACAGGATATTGACTAAATGTACAAAAATCATCATAAGTTTTTAACCAATTTTCAGGATATTCAAACAAATAAGGTTTGTGAAAAACCTTTTCCACATAATTACCCATCCTGGTTATTGTACTTATTTTGCTTTCATGTAAAATCATGCAATTTCTAATGCTTGAGCCTGTGTCATCAATTCACGCATACGGATTTTGATTCGCTGTTTATCCAGATCAGTGTCCACCCCGTCGACATAATCATCCATGAGTTTAGGTGTGTCATCTACCTGTAGCCCTTCATCATCCACATTACTGCCTACAAACTCATTAAAGTTCTCGGCAATCTTTAGATCATATACCTCTTCGTTTTGGATTCGATCAATAAATCTATCAAACGTAAAGGTATCTGTTTTGTTCACAACTACTACCTTGACAAATTTGTTTTTGAGTTCGGCAGTATTATAGTTATTATAATCCATTTCCAGATCATTGTAAACAATTTTATGAAACAAAGTGTATGGATTACGAATTTTTTCCACTTGTCTTGTTTCGGTATCAATGATATGGAAGAACTTTGGATCATGGGCATCAGACCAGAAAAATTCCATTTGACTACCAAGATACCAAATATTATCCTGTCGTGATGCTGTATGGAAGTGCCCAGTCATTACCAATTCAAATCGTTTGAATATTTCTGCAGACATACCATGGGTGTTTTTTACACCCTGCATCATATCAAAGCCATTGAGTTCCAAATGACCACCCAACCAATCGGCCTTACAATTGGCGACAAAGTCCATGGATTTCTCATAGTTATCTGAGCATATCCATGGAAGCAGTGCCATGCGTAAAGAGCCATATTCCATCACGGTAGGTTCCATGATGATATTAATCTCATTCATAAAGTGACCTAGCAACTCTTTCAATGAGTTTAGGTCATTGGTATTCTTATAGAATGTATCATGGTTGCCTGGAATAATATCCATGGACATACCACGTTTACGAATCTCGTTTAAGAAGACCTTACGATTATGGTTGAGAGCTTTAAAATTAACATACTTGCGATGATCATAGTAATCGCCCAGGTGAACGATTTGCTTAACACCTTGTTTTTCACATTCTGGAAAAAATACTTTTTCATAAAAGTCGCCTGCATTATTTAAGAATATCTCTGACGAGTTACGGATACCACAATGGGTATCATTCAAAATGGCAATTTTCATTAGTAGGTACCACCATCTCCATCACCATATTCCTGGTCACCATCCAATAGACGTGTAATCTTTTGTGGGTCCTCGGACTTGGTAATTGTGGCATAACCATCAAATGTTTTGAATTCAAGTACATCACCAACTTTCCAACCACAGTCCTCAATCAGTGTGTCTGGAAATGGTAGAATCAGGTCATCACCTTCCTCTAGTACTGTTGTTACATATGTTCTTTTCATTCCATAAATCCCGTTAAATCAGAGTCCACAGATACGGTTTTCTTTTTTCGTTTCTGCTTTTCTTCTTTTACATACTGTTTAATTTCACTATCAAATTGTTTTACTTTATCTATACGATCACGTAGGGTATCAACAAATTGACCTACCACGGTGGCCGTAAGTTGGTCGGCATCCTCACTCGTAATAAAGTTCTCAATGCCAGAGTTAGTCAAGTAACTCATTTTAATGTCTTGTTGTTTCTTTTCCTTAGCAATACGTCGTAGGAAGGCATACCATGTGATCTGTGTAAAGTATGCAAAGGCATTGGGTTTACCAGTTCTTGTTGCTGCCTCGATGTCATAGTTGTTGATTGCCTTCAAACAATTTTCCACGGCATCCATGACCATTTCTTCGCGATAGGTGTAACGAATAAAATTGGCTTTGTGAGACAAACCCTCGGCGATGCGTAAGAAGCATTGCGCCACATAATCTGGTACCTTTGGAATTTCCGTGTTATTTTTTCGTGCGTCATCAACTGTTCTGACGTAATCTACAACTGCCTGAGAAAAGTCTGCATTGTTCACATAGTGAATGCTCTGTCTTTTCGATCTGGCCATAATGTCCTCCTTTAATAGTTATATTATATCAAATACTTAGGTAAATGTATACAACTATTTTTTCACTTAATACTAAAAAATAAATTTATATTTTTGCGTTTTAGGGGTTTACAGATACACAATCCTATGGTATAATTAATAGAGGCTTTGAGGGGGGTTGGATACCACTAGTGCATCATTTCCCCTTTGGGCTTAAATTTAATTATATTACCAATTTCGTCAGAATCGTCATTATCATTTTCGGAGTGTTCTTTATTTAGATGATATTCAATATATTCTTCAATTTCTTCATCATCCATACCTGCCATCTCATCAATGTTAAAGTCTGCCTGTGGTTTATTCATCCAATGAAGCATCTTGCCAATTGTACCACTATACAATTTCATAAGATCCTTGTTTGGATTAACCTCACCAATAATGTGAGCCGAGTTCAAAGTATGCAACTCATTGGGGTCGGTCACATATCCCATCCATGGCCTAAACGTATAAAATCTCATACCCTTTTCAACATCAATACCCTGAATGATCCGTAATGCGGCACGAACAATGAGAGCAGAAGTTTCCTCGTTGTCCCATTCAAGGACCTCGCAGATAATTTCTTCATCATTGGTTAATTTAAATTGTTTGATAGATGGTTCTCTCATATCTCAATCTTATAGGTTTTAATGTTGAATTGTTCCTTAGTATATATTTCTTCTCTATGATCGCCATGTAGTTTGGCAAAATTTGGTTTGCCATTATAAACTATATCATCAATTATGTCATATAACGTCGTGGTTGTTCCGTCATCCGATTTTCGTAGTCCCCTACCAATACTTTGTAAAACACGGATTTGTGACTTGCTGGGTGACGCGAATACAATATTGTGAAGGTTACGTATGTTAATACCAGTAGAAAATGTTCCAAGGCTAGCAACGATGATAGCATTTTTTTGTTTCTCCACAATACCACGAATTGCTTCACGGTCGGTTGTTGCAACTTCTCCAGAGACAAAGAACACTTTACGCCCTTCATCTACCTTTTTATTTATCATATCATAAAGTGGTTTACCATGCTTCTCTACATAGTTAAACAGCACCAATGAATTACCCTTAAGATCATTTGTTAGGTTGGTTATGAATTTGTTTCGTTTGTCATTTTCCACGATCCATTCAATTTCTTCCTGATACGTTTTCTTACCAAAGGCCTGCCTGGTTTCGAGATCATAACTAAGAACGAGTCGTTTGATGTCAAGTGGTGCCAGAGTCTCATCATCTTGTAGAGCCTTTGTTGTGGTAACCTTAAACACTTTACCAAAAAGGCCTTGCAATACGAGTTCATGAGTTTCAGACCCATCCAAAGTTCCTGTAGTCCCATATCTATATTCTGCCTCCGTTGCCTTGTTCATAATATTCATTAATGATTTAGATTTAAATCCATGGCACTCATCGCCTAGTACCATACCAAATTGTTCATACCAAATCTTTGGTAGTTTATAGATTGATTGCCATGTGGATACCACAATTGGTTTATCCGTTGCCTTATCCTTACCAGAATAAATTTTATGGATAAAATCCTCATCCAATCCATATTGTTTAAAATCGTTGGTCATCTGTTCAACCAGAGATGTTGTAGGTACAATAATCAACACCTTGCGTTTATGTTGTTTAATGAACCAACGCATTAAAACATAGATAATAAGAGATTTACCAGAGCCAGTTGGTGATAGCAGAATTGCTCTTTTACGCTTCAGACCTTCCATACAGGCCATAAACTGGTATTCTCTAATTTTAAATGGTAAACCTAACGATTCAATAAATTGTAAAAATTCTTTTGAATCTGGTTTATCCTCAGAATATGGCGCACCGTATGCAGTATCAATTAATTCAAATTTATAACCACGTGATTCAATAAACTTCATCAAATGGTAAATTAACCCTGCAGGTAGTTCTCCTGTCCGAGTATCAAACAGTCTAATTTTACCATCCCAAACACGTCGTTTGTATGCAGGCATAAATTGATACCCAGGCACAAAGAATGAAAAGAACTCTTTTAACTCTTCTGCCGGTCCATACTCACAATCAATATGTAAGTTGGCGTGATTTAATTTCCTGATTCGAATTGTTTCCATCTGATCATATTACCAATTGTTTGATGTCGCCAATTAATGTGTGATACAATATCTGTTAGTGTTTCTACCAGTGTTTTATAGTACTGGATTTTTTCTTCTGATTTTTGGATTTCAGGGTCGGCCTCATAATAGTAATCCATTTCCCCTTTTAGGATTTTAAGACCATCAAATGGATCTGGATCCCAACCAAGTGCTACAATTGCATCCTGATCCATCTTACCATTATAATATAACCACTTTTGTTTTAAAAGTGTTTTCTGCGTAAACTCTGCTCTTTTTAACATCAACTTGGCAGTTGACAAAAGTTCCAGGTATTTGGCATGTAGGATGGGTGTTTTTCTGGATGATTCATCCAGGTGGACCGGACTGATTTGTGAATCTTCTGCCCACTGTGCTAAAACATCTTTAATATCAATCATTATGTACCTCGTTCAATAATATTATATATGGTGGTTCTAAACGAACTCAAAGTAAGTAAATCTGAACGACACTGAAAAGGTAATAAACTCTGTACCTGTTGCAGTGGACTCAAAATTAATGTCACCAAGTGCAGTAGGACAACACTCCAGGTATTTAACCTGCTTTGTTTGGTTGTTATGTGATGATAGGATTGAAAGGGTAATATCTGAATATGTTGGGGGTTTACCACTATTTCTTTCCAATGCACCAACTGGTTGATTATCCACAACTCTACGAATCCATGCATACATTTCATCATATGCAGTCATATCTTCGTCAAGAATAATTGTTGCAGATAATTCATTAAATGTTAAACTACCACCTACAATTGGAACACCTGCAAGTTTTCTAAATGGAACCTCAGAGGGATTTAGAATCATACCTGGATGGGTAATGGTTTGTGCAAAGTACTCAAGGTTAGGATAGTTATCACGGTCGATAACTAACTTATACGAGGTAGGTTGTAAATAATTTATATTTGTAGTAAGTGTTGCCATGGTACTATTTATACTAAAAAAAAGGGGTGGCCGAAGCCACCCCAAAGTTTAAGTTGTTCTTCTTATTATGTGAGGATGTTGTCCACACGGAAGATACGGTAGTACTGGTTGCTACGGTTAGCAGCAAGACCGTTAGATGGTGAAGAACCGACGAATGGGTTTGACGCCATACCGTAACGAGTCTTGAAACCAATCTTAGGCTGGAAGGTATCTTCACCAACCGCACGAACCATTGTTAATGGTACGTATGGGCAGTAGAACAGACCAGCGTCGTATGGGTTTGTACCCTTATAACCAACGTTGACATAGTCAGTATCGGCATATGGGTCAATGTACACACGAGTACGGCCGTTAAGTACACCAGCAAATGTATTGCCTGTGTCATCAACGTTCAGGTTAGCAGAGATTGCAGGAGAATAGTCCAACATACCTGAAGCGGCAAGAGCAGAAGCAACATCTGATGAACAGATGATAAAGTTACCTTTACCTCTGCGTGTTTCTTTTGCAATTGTGTTTGCTTCACGTTCGATCTGTACGATCAGACCTTTGAACTTTTCTGCAGACCAACGACCATCAGCATCTGTTGACAAGTCAAAGATACCTTTGGTTGTTACGTTTGATTGACGTGCACCAATTTTAGCCTGTGCGTTAACAGTTCTGATAACTTCACGGTTAATTTCAGCAAGGATCTCTGTAGACAGAATGTTTGCCAACTCTGTCTCTGCATCAAGACCGTGAATCGCTTTCAAGTCTTGTGCAAGTTCTAGAGTGTATTCTGCTTTCAGTGCGCGTGACTTTGCAGTCACAGTTGCTTTTTCAATGGTGAAACCCATTTCAGCAAATGCTTCACCACCAGATGCACCAAGAGCTTCAGCCTCGGCAGTAGTGTATGCATCACCAAGCTCAGGAACATATGTAGAGCCAGAGTCAACCAATGTGTTGTCACCATCAGTGTCAGACACACCAGACAGACCGGATGCACCACGTGAACCGTTGCCAGTTGTTGAAGAGTCACCAGAGTAACCTACAAGCGCTTCATTGAACAGTGCTTCATCACCATTCGATGCACCAGCTTTGGTTGTCTGATAGGTTGACTTCATTGCGAAGATCAAACCAGTTGGGCCAGTCATAGGCTGAACACCAGCAACATCGTATGCCATCAGGTTAGGCATTGCACGACGGACAAGAGCAATCAGAACTGGGTTCCAGTTACCTGCTTGACCTGAAGTAACAGTTGCAGTGTCGTTAGTTTCCATAAGCATGCCTTCTTCACGAAGTGCCTGCTCTTGGTTTTCTAGAATAGCAGCAGTAACTGCTTTTCTGTGGTTATCTGTAATAGCACCTGCTGCGTCTTCATTCAGAACCGGTGCCCATTTTTCTACGAGCTTGTCGTAAGAGATTACATTCTGCATCTTTTAGGACTCCCTATTATTTAGATGTCTTTTTAATTGCAGACAGGTATTGAGACATAACGTCAGTTGATTCAACCGTAAAGGCATCTTCTTCTTCAATTACTTCCTCAGCAACTGTCGGCGCTGTTGTGAAATAAGATTCCTTGATGGTGGCAACTTTTTGTGCAAACGAATCTGCATCTTCAAAGTCAACATCCTCTACAAGGCCCTTAAGTTTCTCTACCTGAGTTTCTGCAAGATCCTTTGATGCCTCACGAATGATTGCATCTTTTTTCAGGACTTCCAATTCCTCAGACATTGCAATGGACTTACCAGTTTGGTCATTAAGCTTCTCTTCAAGCTCTTCTACCTCTGCAGCAAGTTCGTCAACCAGGTCGACTTTGGACTCAGGTACATCAATGTAAGATTCCACAAACAGATCTTTAAGATTGTTCATGAACTTCTCAGCAATCTCTGTACGCAGACCATTTTGGACTGCTACCTTATTGTCTTCCATCCACTGTTCGACAACGTAGTTAAGGTATGAATCAACCTTCTCTACGAGATCTTCCTTAGTTGTCTTGATTTCTTCAGCAAGTTCTTCTTCGTACTTGCTTTCAAGACGATCGATTTCTTCTGACAATTTAGATTTAATTGCCGCTTCAAAAATCGTTTCAGCTTTAGCCTTGAATCCATCTGAAAGTGTAGCTTCTTCTGCAACAAGAGCATTCAGGTCTGCATTGAAATCTGCCTCATAAGAGATTTCATTCACTGCTTCGCCTTCTTCTTCAACACCTTCTGCTTTGTATGATGCTTTCATCATGCCTGCATATGAAGCTTGCAAATCTGCCTTCTTCATTTTAGACATTTTGTCATACATTGCATTGATCATACCCGCCTTAGTTTTAGGCATTGGGTCTTGTTTCATGTTGTTTGTTGCAGTGCCCATTGCAGGTGGTGCGGCCTTAGGACCAGCATCGCCAGCAGCGTCAACACTTTTTACAGACTGACCTTCAGCATTTTTAGGATCGTGACCTTGAGCTTCCATGATTTCATTCTCGTCATCATGGAGTTCAATGTCTTGATCGATGTTTTGATCTTCAGTCATCATTGACTCCTTTGTCATTTAGATTTGAGTAACGAGAGGAAATTCTTGAACTCACGGACCTGTGTCTCATAGAGATTGGCACGTGGAGCATTCTTAATTTCAGTCTCCATTTTTTCAATAGTTTGTGCTTCAATAATGCCATTATTCCATACCCATTCAACACCTTCCATAACCCCATTAACAAATGCGTTAGGTGCAGATGGATCTTGAACAATATCGATGGCGTTTAATAGGAAATCATTCCCTACCATCATTGTACCATTTTGTTGCCTCAAACTTCCCATACCACGAGTCGAAACCCCCAGTCCTACACCGCCGTCGAGAAGACCTTTCACAATCTCACCCATAGGAGTATCTAGAATGGTGGCTTTTCCCACAACATCGGTTCCCTCAAATGTAAGGGATTCGATCTTATGTGAAACTTTATCAAGGTTTACAGTGGGACCTTCCGGATGGTTTAGTTCACCTACTGCTCTACCTTTTGAAACTTGATCGGTAACATATTTACCTACTGCAGATTCCATTACTGCCTTAGGATATACCCGACCATTTCTATTCTTTTTATCAGCTTGAGCAAAAATACCTTCAATAACGTATTTCTTCTTACCGTTTTTTTCCTCGGTAAGAACCTCAAAGCCTACATCATTGAATTCAGATATTAATTTCATCACTCAGCTCTTATATTGCTTAACGAATTCCATGCCTGCTTTTTCTGCTTCCTTTTGAGACCGGTATGTATCTAATTTATCACCATCAACATATGTGACAAATTTACCTTTCTCTTTATGAACCATAACCATAATGCCTTTGACCTTTTTATCAAAAACATGTTGGCCGGGAGGCATGCCTTTTTTCATTGCCTCACGAAGTTCAGAAAAAGTTTGCATAATAATCCTTTTAATTGTTGTTCGTATATATTTATAACTTTATTATTTTCTAATTAGAACTAATTTTCTTCTTCTTCCTCGAAGTCATCATCAGTGATAACAAGTTCCTCATCCTCATCTTCTTCGGATTCGTCTGCATCAACCTCTTCTTCGTCCTCAAGGTCCAGTTCTAATTGTTCCTCGTCAGGCTCTTCTTCTGCCTCTACACCATTATAGAGTTGATCTGCCAATTTTACTTTTTCGGCATCAAGAGCATCACTAATTTTAGTGCCCATCAAATCACCAAAGATTTGATTTGCTTTATTAAAATCCTGGTCAAGTGCATTTTGCACAAGATCTTCAAGTGGATTAGTTTGTACTTCTTCAGACATATTATTCCTCATCTTGTTGTTGTTCAGGCTCTTGCTCATCTTGTGCCTGCAATGCCATATTTTCAATATCTTCATCACTAAATTGTAACACGTTTTTCATAATCCAATCACGGGAGAAGTATTGATCGACATAGTTATTTACACGGTCCAGAGTTTCAAGTCTCTCCCGTAAAATTTCCATATCTTTTAATTCAGTAAAGTGGTTATCTCTCATGAAGTCAACAGTAATGTCGTTCTTCATATTATTCCAATCCTCGGTGGTAATAATACCTTTAAGGATTAGTTGTGTTTTTAGAATATTCAGGAATAGTGAGGAAAATCTACTACGCAACCGGTCAATAAACTTTTGGAATTTAAGTTCATCACGACTAATTTCTGTAGATCTACCAAGAGAGAATTGTGCCTCTTGTTCCAAACGATTGATAGGTACATTCAGTGACCGATATAATCTCTTCTGGAAATAAATAATGTCATCAATCTGACCAAGATTCTCACCACCAGGTAGAGTTGTAATCTCTGTACCACGGCCACCTTCACGACGAGGCAACCAAAAGTCCTCAAGCAGTGATTGGTGTTTACGGTCATCTTTAATCTCACCAGTTTTGGCATCATAGACAAGTTTATTGCGATACCTTGTCATAATGTCCTTCATATATTGTTCGGCCTTACCACGTGGTAGTGAACCAACATCGACATAGAAAATTCTACGTTCTGGGGCCCGAGCAAGTCTGTAGATAACCAATGAATCTTCCATCATACGAAGTTGGTTCAATGGTTTCATAGCCTTATGAAGGTACGATAATACTTTTTTACGACCCTCGTCAAGCAAACCAGATGTAACATATGAAACAGAATCAAGGCTCATTTTTACGCCACTGTTCTGTTGTCCTGGTTTCTCTTGGTAAACATAGTACTCATCAACCTTTTCGATTAATTGTGCACCAGTTACTGGATCTTTTTTCTTTTTAACCTGTTTTACCTTCCGCATGCGGGCAGAATCAATGAATCTAATTTCTTGAATACCTTGTTTAAGGTTTGATTCATCAACTACAAGATGGTGGTAAACCCTACCATCAATATACCATCTACGGAAAATATCATGCCCACTTTCATTAAAGTTTAACATGGACGCGATATTATCAAATTCGTCTTTAATTTGTTTTTTAATGCTCTCGGAAACCTTAAGGTCATCCATAGTAACATCAATAACCTGACCCTCGTCGTTGCTAGAGATTGCTTCGTTAACAATGTCCTCGATTGCCGCATCAACCTCTGGGTGCATACCGACACCACGATATTTCATAATTAATTGATAATTATCTTTTGAATCATCATCACCAAGGTTCAGATATTGACCATAGTGTGATCCCGACGCAGTTACATAACCCGCGCCGTCATCGTCTTGGGCAGGGACAATAGAAGGTCTCTTTTTGGGATCTTCTGCTTCTTTTCTTTTAATTTCAAATCCGAATAATCGGAAACCTTTATCTTCTGCCATAATATTTCCCTTTAGAGAACGGGTGGCAGATTTTCTGCCACCCTACTATGTATTACTTAGCTATCAGTGGTATCTGATGTCCAATACTGGTACTGCCATGTACAGGTAAATCTTTCGATTGTATCCGTATCACCATAGCTCAGATCAATTGCAGAGATTTCTGTTGGGAACGCATCCTTAAATGTATACGTTTTAATCACAGAGTTATCTCTATCAAATTGTTCTACCCTTAAATCAGCAAAGTAAAGTTCTGGATTCTGCACACCACCAGCATCTGCATGGTTGGCAATTGCATTTGACCATTTCTCTAGTTCGTTTCTGATTTTAAAGCCAGTATCGTTAATGATTGTGGTTGTCCATACATCAAATGTACGGTCACCGGCCATTTTTAACTGACGTCCACGGAATGGTACAACAATGGTACCAATAGTGGATGCAGGTAATTGTGCTGCTTCACACATAAATGAAGCAAAATCGACATCTAGATCAACACCAAGACCACCACGTGGGTTTGCCAAGGTAACCTGAAATAGGTTACCTCTAGCGCCACCACCGGCAAGTCTAGCCTTGAATTCGTCTACACTACCAAGTGCCATTTCTTACCTCCTTAAACTGAACCAGTAACTTCAGTAAACTCAACACCAGTTCTAACTGCCACAAAATTCAATGTGATGTAGTTGATAGAACGTGCAGGTTTAATAAAGATATTGGCAATGAATTCATTACGATCAATTACTGCAGGAGTGTTGACTGTTTCATCAGCAACAATTCTGAAGTCCGTAATACCACGTCTGCCCTTAATGTCTCTCAGAACAGGTTCAATGATGTTTACAAACTCTGCACGAGTAAATTCATCGTTGAATTCAAAGAGAACATTTTGTGCTGCTCTTGCAATTGCTCTTTCCAGAACCAGGAACAATCTACGTACGTTAATACGGTCAAATGCAGATGGTCTATCAAGAACAGTTTTATCACCATATAGAATCACACCAGAACCGGCAGTATTAACAACAGGGTTAACACTTCCTTTATATAGTGTATCTCTATTTGCCTTATTTGGATTGTAGTCAATGGATGTCACACCCAAATATTGACCACGTCTTGCACCGGCAGGTGAGAACCATGGGGCAGCAGTTCTATCTGTTTCCGCCATGATACCAGCAGTTGATGATGCAGCAGGGATTGTAATATATTGGTCATTGTACTTGTCATAGACCTTTAGATAGTTACCATCCATTACAGCATAGGAAGTATTGGTTAGTGTGTTCTTTGTTGCAACAATGTTATTTGTGATTGTTGTTTCATTTGTAAGGTTCACAATATCATTTCTTGCAGGAGATGTTACTGCGATACAATCCTTACGTGTTACACGAGCAATGGAAATCGCATCGTTTGCAACAGTTGTTTGATCTGTACGAGATGTCATACCAGGAACAATAATGAAATCAATTTCCACTTGTTCTTGATCTTCAAAGAGATCAAAACCATTTAGGAATTGTGATACACCAAGTGCCCCCGAGTTAACACCCGAGTCAAACGAGAAATTAGTTACTGCTTCAACACCAGTACCTAGATAGGTTTTTGATGTACCTGGAGTCAAATCTGTACCGGCATTGTTTGCGGTAAAGTTTGAATCAAATCCAACCATGTAAACATATTCTGATCTTGCGTTGATTACGTTTTTCACATAGTTTGTGGTACCGTCAAAGTTCTTTGAGTTACTTGCAACAGATACAAATGGGTATGTTTCTAGAACTTCACCCTTTGTACCTGTAAACTCACCATTCACATCAACAACTGCCACGTGAACCTCTGTATTTGAAGCATCTCGTGCATTGTCATATGAACCTGTGCCTGGAGCACCATTGAAGTCAGCTTTATATGTCCAATCATCAAACGCGGAATCGTTTACTGATGGGGGACAAATTGAAATCCTTAATGAATTCCCAAGTGCACCTGGGAATCTAGCAACAAATGTATGATTATCAGAGTCCAATGCAGACTGCTGTGCATCAAAATTTGTTCTATTTTTAACTACAGGTTTGGTGTAACCACCTGCACCATACGATGCAGTTTGGCCGGCAGTAGCAGTGGCATTTGCAGCATCACTGTCCACCATTCTAACAACCTGTAGAGCATTTGAATAACGCAAAAAGTAAGCTGCGTTATGAAAGTCTATCGTGTTTACTGTATCAGGTGTAGCAAAGGTATCAACAAGGTTTGCCTCGTTGCTAACTTTCACACGCTCCTCGACAGGACCCCAACGATAGTTACCTACAATTGCGCCAGTAGAGCTCTGAACATTCGGCACGCCGCCAGTCAGGTCTACTTCTTTGACTACAACCGCAGGAGATTCTGATGGTGTAAAAAGTGCCATGTCTTTCCTCTTCGGTTTAATTTATAAGGTACATAATACGGTTCTTTATCAATCCATACTATTTATAAATTAATCAAATTCCACATACCAGGATGGTTTTTCGTCCTCTGGTATAAAATCACTGCCATCATCAACAAATCCAAATGGTACCACATCATCCTCAATTTCTTTGACTTTTTGTTCAAACAACATTTGTTTTAAATCAATATCTGTCATATCACTAAAAAATTGTGACGATGCAAAATAACCAAACATTACCAAGTTCATCATTAGGTCATCATGGTTACCATCACTGGCTTCGTATGATTGACCCTTACCAACAAATGTGGAAATTTCCATAATGGTATTTTCATCCACAATGTTTATTTTATTTGTTTCAATAATATCTTTAATTGCAGAACAACCCAGTCGTTTTACCTTACGGGTCATTAAGATACCCATTTCGTTTGCCTTGACTGTAGATTCCACATGCATATTTTCATATTCTAGTTCATAATATAATCCATTACAAACAACACCACCTTGGTCATTTGATTCTACCACAACATATGCTTGATTATAAGCAGTTGCATACTTATAAATAATGTTTGGGAAGAGTATTGGAGAGATAGTGTTATTGCGATATACAGCAACCTGTGCAAATGGGGAAACGCTAATATCGATCAAATTAAAAGTTGAATAGTCCTGTCCTCTTCCCCTTGACACATCCACGGTCATCACATATTGGTGGTCAGGGATGGGTTCCTCATAAATTAAAAGATTACCACCTTCCATAACCTTACTTGGATTCATTGCCCTCAACCCCATAAGAGCTTCTGGACCAATTAATGTATCACCGGTACCGAAAAATGTATTTCCAAATTCTTGGTCAAACTGTAGTTGACTCGTATTTGCAATTGTCTGTTCTTTCCATGCCTCGTCTCTACCTGGCACATCCCACCAGTCTACACGGAAAGATTTAAATTCATTTACGTTTTGTTCTGCCCCTTCCCAGATCTTATAGAACTGGTTACCAATACCATTTGCAGTTGATGTGATAATAACTTTGGTATCTTTACCAGACGAGACAACAGGATAAGTTGATGTATAGAATTCTGCTGCCCTTTCAACAAATGCAAATTCGTCTAAATAAAGAAGGTTGACAGAAAGACCACGGATAGAAGAGCCAGAAGTAGCAGCGGCAAGAATACGAGAGTTATTACTAAACTCAAGACTACCTTTATTGAGTGCCTTTGTACCAGGTTGCAAAAAGAATGGAATGTTCTCAAGCATAAGTGTAATACGTGAGAGCATCTCTCGGGCAGTCGCGCCTTTGTTTGCCAAAACCGCAATTGTTTTTTCAGGGTTAAATAACGCGAACCAGAGTAGGTAGGCGCAGGCAGATATTGACTTGCCTGATTGACGACATGCGAGAACAATGTTAAACCTGTTATTATTAAAGTGATTGAACATATCCTTCTGATAAGGATATAATTTAAAATTTACCAGGCCACGGTCAAGAGATATAACTTTAACATACCTTTCCGCGAAATACACGGGGTCCAACATGCATTTCTTGTATTCAGCAAGTTTTTCAGGAGTCCATTGTTCATTGACACCATCTCTTTTGACATTAGGATTCCCTAGGTATGTCGTTATCTGATTCAACATCAATTACTTCACCTTGTTGTAGCATCTTTTGAATATCAGCAGTAGAACCAAGATAATAATTGTTCTGCTGATTTTCAACTTGCTTTACATCATCCTTTTTCTCAATATCTTTCATCTTTTTATTTAGATCCATCAGTCGGTCATTCACATCGGACACATTTTTAATCATACCGGATAGGACCTCAAATGCCCTAGGGTGTTCTGACTCACGTGCAACCTCGATCATGGTTTCGAGCGC